GAACCTTGGTAAATATCGGAAAGTTGCAGTTCGCATTTGGGATCACGAAGGTCTGGAAGCTGGCAAGATCAATCAAGCCATGAGTAATTGGATAGTGAATTGGGAACAGACAGACCCAAGAACAGCTCATATTGCATACGAGACAATTCACCCGTTCATTGATGGTAATGGTAGAACTGGTAGAATGTTTATGAACTGGATGTTTATTCAAAGGGGTGAGTCCATCGTCGTTATCAAGGAAGCAGAGAAATACGATTATTATAAGTGGTTCGAAAAAAGCTCAGTAAGGAAATAAACTATGTCAAACATAACCGAACTAGATACCTATGAAGTAGAGCTAAAACTGATACTTGGTGAAATAAAGCGTGGAAAAGAACCACAGGGTCGAAAGATAGAAATAACACTGGAAAAGTACAAGGCGTTTTGGTTTTACTTTTTGCAAACCAGATTGATTGAATGGAGCTATGACAAGGCTACCATCAGTGAACAAACTTGGAGAACACTAAAACCTAGCTTGGTATTACAACGCTTATTAGAGCTTCGTTCTGACGACCTCAAGGCAGTGGCTATGATAAACATCAGTAAAACAATTCGAGGCAAGGAAGCAGTACGTGATGAAAGTGGTAATATTATTGTTCCGGCACTTGAGGGAGACATTGATGACAGCAAGTGGTTACTCTCGCAGGTTTATAAAGTTGGAAAAGAATCAACAGATCAAGACGATATACCACTGGTCGGCGCTCCAAGAAATGAAAGTGAAGCAGAACTAATGGCAAAGATGTTGAACTGGCACTATGACTACCGAAACAAAAACACTACAGATTGAGAGTAGTCTACCCAATCCTAGAGAGTTATTGCTGGACATAGTTCAGACTCAAAATAAAGAGCTTCTTCACGCCTGGATTCTTTATTACTTTAAGCTGGATATTCCTCGTGTCGCAATTTGTCACGACCACTGTGCACCATTTGATTTTATATCTGATTATATTTTTGGTTTAGTTGATTTTGCTATTGTTGTTGCTAATCGCTCAGGTGGCAAAACGCTGGACTTTGGAGTACTAGATACACTGATGTCCTATTACTCAGAGGGTACAGAGATCGCTACAGTCGGGGCTATTCAATTCCAAGCTCAAAAGGGGTACGAATATTTCAAGGACTTTTCCAAGAACTTTCCTTTTGTCCACAACATTGACTCTATGACTATGGGTAAAACAGAGTTACTCAACGGCTCAAAGGTACAAATCCTCACTGGTACTATGTCAGGCGTGAACTGTTTATCAGGTGATACTTTAATAGATTGTCCAAGGGATCTGTCAAAATATCAAAAAGGTATTCCAATCAAAGATCTTGTTGGTAAAGAGTTTTATACATACTCGTTTGATATCGCTGATAATAGATTTTGTTTGAAAAAAGCAACGCACGTTAGAAAAACGGGTGAAAAGATTCCTGTTTATAAAGTTACTTTTGGCTGGAACTCACACGGAACAGGAGAGTACAAGCAAGATTCTATTACTGGCACAGATTTTCACCCACTACTGCTAAAAGATGGAACATATAAAGGGATTGGAAAGCTGGTGGTTGGTGACAGGCTGCAACCATTTTTTGTTAGGGACAGGACAAAGGAGAATATTTATCAGGGTTTACTCAGGAATAGAACCGTTCGAATAAAGCCAAATGAGTATATGGACGAACACAGGTTTGTCTATCAAGAGGTTTGTGGCTTGGTTGATTCTAATGTTCACGTTCACCATAAAGATCACAACCACCAGAATAATGAGCCTGATAATCTTGAGGGCTTGAATAAAATTGACCACATGAAGCACCATTTTGGAGATAATTTTCAATCTAAAATAACTGCAATTAGCTTGAAAAAGATGTCAAAGAGTAGAACAAAAAACAAAGTCGAGCCAATCTATCAAGAAAAAGAATATCTTCAGCAAATGGTTAAAGATGGCTATTCAGGAACTCAAATTGCAGGATTAAACAAAGTGACCAGGCAAGCAGTGCTAAAGTTCATGAGGAGATATGGCATAGTCTCAAACCAAAGAAAACAAATATTGGAGTGGCAAGAAGCCAAGATAAATCACAAAGTTATTTCAGTAGAGTTTGCAGGCTACGAAGACGTGTACGACATGACGGTAGAAGGTACAGAGAACTTTATTGCAAACGGAATAGTTGTACACAATAGCCCTCATCCTCAGCTAGTATTCCTTGATGAAATTGACTTGATGATCTGGCCAGTGTTACAGCAAGCGCTTTCAATGGCTCAATCTAAAAAGGGAGTCAAAGCTCGAACTGTTTTAACTTCTACCAGAAAGTTCGCCAATGGACCAATGCAGAGAATGCTTGATGAGGCTCCGGAACGCAAAGCTAAAGTGTATATGTGGTGTATCTGGGAGGTAATGGAAAAGCTACCAGTTGATGATCCAGTCAAAATGAAGTTGATTCAGGACACCTTCAAGGGTGCATTGCCAGCCAATACCGGTAAAGCTAATGGTTACTACTTCTGGGATGATGCAATAACGAAGTTAAATACACTTGACGATGAGACTTGGCAAACAGAATGGGTTTGTTCAAGACCAGGGCTCAAAGGTGTTATTTATGGAGATAGTTTCTCGGATGACAATAATCTGCTGGTTGAATGGACACCAGTTGGCAAAGGTGGCTATGTTTACATCTTTGAAGATTTTGGGTTTGGTGAAGGACACCCAGACGTTATTCTTTTTTGCTGGGTTCCAACAACAATGGATAGGCTAGTTGTCTTTGATGAACTCTACCTTGACCATATGGGTACTGATGAAATATGGAACAGCGTGGGGGATAAACTAGCTGGCTATGGTTTGAAGTTACCAGACAAGGCAACAGGCTCAAAGGGAAGCGTCCGGGGCTGGGTGCCTGATCCTCATGGACTAACCGAAATTGAGGATCGTAGAATGAAAGGCGCTCCAATACTCAACGTGCAGGAGGATAGTAAATTGCTTCGAATAAATAATGGAGTAAATCTTGTGCGCAGATTGTTTTCTTCTGGTAGGTTGATGATTACTGATAGCTGTACACAACTTCGAATAGAGCTAATGAGCTACAAAAGAAGAAAGCTCGCTAATGGTTTGTATTCTCAAGAGCCATTAAAAGAGGACGATCATGGACCAGATGCACTCCGGTATGGCGTTATTCAGCTATTCAAAAGAATTGCCAAGGCGTTCTTGCCACCAGATAGATCAAACAGACCACAACCACCAGTGAAACCAGCTGAGGAAAAACGACCTTGGGTGCCGCAAGTTGTAGCACCCTCAAGATCAGGTATTGGAGGACTGACCGTAAATAGCAATGATTGGAAGTAAAATCGGGAATCGTCCAAGATTGTCGGATACTTTCAAAAATATAGGTAAACTGCTATTATTGACTTATGCCAAAGCAAAGCACATCAAAAGTTCCAGCGCCAAAGATCAACTCCTCACGTAAAGCACCAACTGAAATAGGCGATTCAGCAGGTATTGCCCTCAATGGAATCATTGTATCTAAAGATTACAATTACAAGTTTATGGGTTCGCGCAGAGTAGCTATTTATGATGAAATGCGCTGGGGTGATGCAACAGTTAAAGCCACACTTCTTGCAATCTTTTTACCAATTCTTTCAGCTCGTTGGAGAGTTGATCCGGCCAGTGATGACAAACTAGATGTTGAAGCTGCAGAGTTTGTTGAAAAAGAAATCATGGAGGAAGGTTCAAGGACTTGGGAAGAAACACTCGGTGAAATCTTGCTCTACTTAGTATATGGTTCAATGCCTTTTGAGATTATCTGGGAATGGCGACCAGACATGAAGCTTGGACTTCGTAAACTTTCACCTCGATATCCAGACACAGTTCTTCAATGGCAATTAAAGAATAAAGACAATGGCATTCTTCAACAGACTGTAAATGGTACTTTTGAAATTCCAATGGATAGGCTAGTTATCTTTGTCAATCAAAAAGAAGGTGAAAACTGGGAAGGTCTATCAATCCTCAGAAGTGCATACAAACATTGGTACATGAAAGACAAGTTGTATCTGATTGATGGAATTGGTGCAGAGCGTCAAGGTCTTGGAGTGCCGTATGCAAAAGCTACAGGTGTCACTGGTCCAGCAGACGAATCAAAAATGGAAGTCTTGCTTGAAAACCTCAGAGCTAATGAAAAAGGTTATTTGGTTTATCCTGATGGCTGGGAAGTAGGCTTCCTCGATATGAAAGCAGGAACTACAAAACCACTCTTGCCACTCATTCAACACCATGACAGACAAATCAGCAAAAACGTATTGGCACAATTCCTTGAACTTGGCGGCACCGTTGGAAGTTATGCTTTATCTGCAGATCAATCAAAGCTCTTTGTTCAATCACTTGAGGCAACAGCTAGATATATTGCGGCCATGTATAACAGATATGTAGTAAAGAAATTGGTTGATTATAATTTCATTGTTGATACATACCCAACGCTTGGATTCGATAAAATAGGCACAGTTGATATCAATGCACTCACAACCTCACTTCAAAGAGCGGTTCAAATGAAGCTGGTTACTCCTGATTCCGGTATTGAAGATTTACTCAGAGATATTATGGACTTGCCAGAATTTACAGGTGAAATGCCAGTCGATTTGACTATGGCTGATGATATGCTCGCTGAACTTGATGCAGAAATGGCAAGTGTTACTGGTGATGAAATGGAGGAAGAACCACAAGAAGATCCACAAAACCCAGGGTTTGACACTGATGGTAACCCAATGGAGGCTGACCCAACTGTTGACGATGTTGCAGAAGCTCATGAAAAACTGGCAGAATCAACATTTATTAAAAGATATGGTTCGGCTATGTTCAAAGTATTCGAAGGTGGAGCCAGGGGACAGCCATTATCCGATGAAACTAAAAAGAAAGTCGGTGAAGCCTTGAAGAAACTTGGTGGCAAAGGTGGCAAGGGGAAAGGGAAGGCAAAAAAGAAAGTGAATCCAGCAATCAAACAAAAACAGGCAGAGATCAAAAAACTCAACAAAGAAGTGCGAGAGTTCAATAATGGTGTTCGAAAAGAATTACTTGAGATGAAAGCATCAGGCAAAAAGCTTGGTCCTGAAGAACAAGCTAAAAAGCAGTTAGACATCTTTAATAAAAAGACCACTATTTCTGACAAAATAAACAAACTCAAAGATGAGATCGATACCTTGAGGGAATCAGACAGCGCAGCCAATGCACCAAAACCTGAAAAGAAGGCAGACGATCAATTGAGTGATACCTTGGAAAGAGTAAACAAGGCAATTGACCAATATGAAAAACAATAAACTTCAGGAACTACGACAGGTGTCGCATTCTTTGTCTAAAGTATATGCAGCTCAGTTATCAGGTGAGCCATATCATCCAGACTATGAAAAGAATGAAGATAACTTCCGCAAGATAGTCAGATCAGACAACACGCTCAAGAGGGAGATGAAAAAGTATTTCTCAGAGCTATCAGAAAGATCGGTCTACTATGTCAATTGGTCGGCATTTGATTTTGAAAAGAAGGCAAGTATTTTAGATTTTATATCTTGGGATACGGTAGCTGAAAACAAAACAGTTGCAGACATTTTATCTCGTACTTTGGTTTTTGCACTTGTTGCAGGTGGCAAACAGACAGAGGAAGATACCGGAATTGATATCGGGTGGTCTGAAAAGAACGATTCAGCAATAGACTTTCTCAACAAACATACATTGAAGCTATCTGGCAATCTTTCAGACACCACACTCGACAAGGTAAAATCATCGCTCAGGTTTTCACTGGAACATGGGGAAAGTACCGCTCAGGCTAGGGATAGACTCAGAAAAGTTATTGATGATCCTCGTAGGGCTGAAGTAATTGCACATACAGAATCAGTCAGAGCATATTCAGCCGGAAGAATTTCAGTTGCAGAAGAAGTAGGGGCAGACCGCAAAAAGTGGGATGCTACGCTCAGAGCTTGCCCGATATGCCAACCTCTTGACGGAAAGATACTACCAATTGATAAACTGTTTAATGGGGAATATGAATACCCACCAGCACATCCTTCTTGCCGGTGTCTCATACAGATCATCTTGAAAGGTGAAAAAGTTTAGTGCTACAATGAATATATGACAAAAGAATACAACAAAGCCTTTGAGGGCAAAAACCTCAGGTCGATAGTTCACATCCAAGCTGATGACAAGGGAGAACTTCCAACAGAGCTTCAAGTATTGCCAGTTGGAGAATGGAATACAGAGTTCTATGGTCCAATGCAGGTAACTTTGTCGCATATCTCTCAAATGGTTCAGAACTTCAAAGCAGGACTTAGAAAAGCAGTTCCAGTTGATGTTGACCATGATGGAGGAAAAGCTGCAGGTTGGGTGACTGATTTAATCGATAAAGGCACTGATGGTTTATATGCCGTTATTGACTGGACTCGATACGGAAAAGATTTACTAGACAATAAAGAGTACAAACTCTTTTCACCAGAATGGGCATTTGATTATATTGACCCAGAACATGGAACCAGACATGGTTCAGTTTTAATTGCAGGTAGTTTGACCAATAGACCACTGTTCAAAGAATTGCCTTTCCTCGTTGCAAGTGATAATATGGGGAAGAAGGTCACAAACGACTTGACAAACAATAAAACAATTGTGATACTTTTAGGAGAGGAACAAAACTCTCACCAAAACACTATGAACATAAACGACATACTCGCAAAGGCCAAAGCAGACAGATCAGAGGAAGAAGTAAAATTCTTGACTGATAATGTTGCTAGTATTACTCCTGAGCAGCAAACACAATTAGACGAAGAAGCAAAACCAGTTGTTCCTGAAGTACCTGAAACACCAGAAGTTCCCGGAGAAGGTGAAGATAAAGAGGAAACCGTAAAGGCTTCTGAACTTTCAAGACTTCGCAAGATTGAATCAGATCACAAAGTAGCTCAAGAACAAATGCGACATGATGCGACAGAAAAAGAAATCGGTGAAAAGTTTTTGATTGCTAAAGAGGGTGCAAGAATTACACCAGCAATGAAAGCATCAGTTTTAGAGTTTACTTTGAAATGCAATGATACCGAGAAGAAAGACTTTTTCTCTATCCTTTCAGCTCTCACACCAGTCAAACTTGCCAGTGAAGAAGGCGATCCAGCACGCGCTGAGCTATTGACAGCAAACGAAAAGATAAGTAATCTTGTTAAAG